CCTTTCTTCAATACTTCGAATGCCTCCCCCCAGATTACTTTAAGCTGTGCTAGGTCTAACCCTCGCACCTTGACCAGTCTATCGACCTCTTCAGGTGACAACTGAGAATTCTCTTCTAGCGTTAGCAACGCATCTAGATTGTGTAACGAGATCATAACCACTCCTCAGGTATTGTCTTATGGGCATAAAGGAAACCATTTTTTTCGCACCATTCACCGTATGTGCTCTTTGCACCTTTGCGTAACTTAGCATTAGCATTTTGAAACACGAAACGGAGGTCTAGCTCTGGATGCTGCTCTTTAATCCATAGATGCTTCTTACGATCCGCCAATTCAAAAATACCTTTAGTCTCAATTATCAGAATTGACCCATCCTCCCTTACTATGAGATGGTCGGGGGTATACACATGAGAGGACTCAGGAATTACGTAGGAGATCTTGATGGCCTCGTACGCAAACATGATCCCAGCCTCTTCCAGCTGCCTAGCAATCTGAACCTCTAGACCGCTCCGGTACCCCACCGCTCGCGCTCTCCTAAACCTGTCCTTTGTCTTAGCTAGGGGATCCCTGATCACCTCACCGTACTGCTCTAATGTCTGGTAGTCAGTAAAATACCACGGATTCTCCTTCCGCCACTCGGCATGCTTTGCATCGACCACCGCTTTGTTCTTTTGGTAATACAACTTGTGTGCTGCTCGAATCTTATCTGGATTTCGAGCTTTATACTCTGCGCTGCTAATTCGTTTGCAGACCGCGCATTCATTATTCTTGCCATTGGGGCGAGCAGCATTACTACCAAACTCATCTTGGCTCTTATGTAACTTACAGCGACTACACTTAAGCACTAAATTCATCGACATTCTCTCTCCTTATCCACAACAGATCACGCATCTCGTTGTAGTAATTTTCGTTGAAGCCAGCTTTCTTGTATTCTGCTCGGACTAGGGCCTCAAGTTCCTCACGTGTCTTGGCACCCTCTAGTCTTTTCTCTGCTTTAACTTTACCTAGCCCTGGTAACCCAGGTATGTTGTCGATCGTATCACCACTCAGCATCTGTCGGTAGAAGTTCTTGTACGCATCGAACTCACTGACCTTGTAGAACTCTTTCTTTACAAAGTTGTAGTGATATCCTGGTATCATGTCTAGATCCTTATCTATCGTCACGATAAGGGCCTTGTGAGCTGTGGTAGCATCGATCCCTATAGCATCATCAGCTTCCATCCCACTGACCATTACGGCCTTCCATTGCTCTCTAAGATAAGTACGTACGCTATGGTAGTGCACTGGCTTAGGAGTACTACGATTGCCCTTGTAGGGCTTAGTCTTAGCTACGTCATACCTAAAGTTGGTATGATCATCTGCAGTTAAGTACAGACGAAATAAATGATCACCACCGTACTGATTTGAGACTTCACGCATAATGGCTTTGATCATCTGCCGAGTAACACGTAACACATGCGATACCGGTTCAGCTTCTACCTCTGCAGTCAGATGGCCCTTGAGCTCCGGCTTAACAGCTAGGATCTCAGTTGCAGTCATGCCGACAGGGAATGTGCTAGTGACATCCCCTTCGTCATTGTACACCACATAGTACGTCTTCTGTGCGGCACAGGCTGCCCTATAGACAATTATGTCGGAGTCGATGCAGACCAACATTAGCTAAACAACTCTAATGATACCTTGGCCTCATTCAACTTCTCATGGATCACATCACGAATAATGCTCACCATCGCACCACCATCAATTTTATCTGTGGTAGTCTTCAGTGTGATAGGGTTCCCATCGACATCGGTTAGGAACTCTAATGCTGTATGAGGTACACTTTCCAACGAATCATACTTGTCAATCTGGCGCAGATCCTGATTGGTTAGTTCCCATACAGCCCAATACAGCTTTTCAGCTTGAGAATGCAACTCAAAGCGAGCTGCATCCTCCGGTACTGATAGATCAAATGTAAGAGTTGCAATAGCCATATTACTCTCCAGTCTTACCGGATAGGTAAGTGTTGAATTTCTCTGACATAGCGATCACAGCATCTACATCGGTAACGCCTGTGGCAGATCCGAACTCCACCGCTGCTTTCAAAGCGACAGCCTTAGAGATGGCCTCGTCACGTCCGTTACTACTGTGCCCACCTGTACCAACATTATTGCGAGGTGCAAATGTACGTGTGGGCGTAGTCGTTGACGTCGTAGCTTGTGCTGTACCTGTGTCGGTTGTTGATGTGCTGGTCATATCGACATCACCATCCGTTGGAACCAAGCTAATAAAGTTCACAAACCCATCTACCTTTTCTGTGGTTAAGACAACAGTCTTAGGGAGTCCACCAGATGATAGCGCTTCTAGGTTTGATAGCAAGGTAGGATTCTTCGATAAGGCTACAGGATGCAAACCCTTAACGCGAATCTGACCACCTTCATCATACGTGATCCGTGTGCCGACATAACTACCGCCACCGTTCTTGGCGATTGATACGCTGTTCTCAATCATCTTTACTGTTACTACACTTGTACTCATACTACTCTCCTAAAGTTAAAAATGTCGTCGTGATCTGGTGATCTCTTCACCATCTTCATCGATTGTCCGTAACCGAACTGGATACCCCCATAGCTTGGTCAAACTCTTCATACATGCCATGGCAGTCTCTTCCTCCAATACTTGCATGTTATAGGGTCTATGGAGCAAAGTCAATGACCTATCCCCTTTAACATCATAGTCCACTACTTCTATCGTAGGAAACTTAGATCCGAATGCGTACTGTTCGGCTAGTTGCTTACGAATTGCGCTCAGTTTATCTTTATCTTGTACTTCAGTTACCTGAACTTTCTTTATCTTGAACTTAGCTTCGATCCTATCCGGCACAGCCGGCTTAAGAATCAAGAACCCGAACTCTTCTACCAGGTCAGAGGTGAGGAACTGCCCTATGAATGTTGAGTCATTGTAATCCTCAGCTATACCTTTCAAGGTCTCTATCCAATTCGTATTGCATATCGTCGGCAACTCTTTGTAGTCCGCTTCTGTAGGATTCTCACACGCCTGTCGCAAGCGCTTGAACATCTTATACCCTAAGGCATAGGGGTTTATAGAGGACGTCAGTACGTCAACTACCTTGCCATCCATCGTACGAGTCTTCGGCTGCGGCTGATTGCAGACAGAGGTGTGACTTTGTAAGAATGACAGCATACTCGCATCAGAGATGGACCCTTCCTCATGGAGGTCAGTCATTAGAGTGTAATGCCAGAAACTGGCCCACCCTTCATTCATCAGTTTAGTCTGAATCTGTGGGTAGAAGTACTGTGCAAAGTAACGCACGATGCGAACGAGTTCACGCTGCCACTTCTCTAGGCCTGGGCTGTTCTTCTCAATGAAGTACAGTAAGTTTTCTTCTGGGAATGGCCAAGGAAACAATGAGGTCTTATCTTCCTTTCTATGGGCTTTCGCAGGGATAGTTCTCCAGACGGGATCATCTAGCATGGCTTGGTACCTGGCTAGCTCTTCCTTCATTTCATCCATCTTAGTATCGCGTAGTTCCCTGGTGCGAACATACCGATCAATACCATTGAACTGTAGTGAGTGAGCTGCATCTAGGATCTTTTCTACAGCCTCAGGACCATATAGCTTCTCGCATTCAGCTACATACTCCTTCGCGAATTTCGCATATGTCAACACAGTGTCAGGGGATGTCCAGGTCTTGAACCCATAGTTGTTCTTGAAGAATGAACTGTGTCCAATCGCAGCATGGGCTAGAACCAACGCCTGCATAGTGGCATCGTTGTTCTCCATGATGTAGCACACAGATGGATTAGTATTGATGATCATCTCATAGGCTAAGCCAGTCTGCCCAGCGTTGTAGGCCTTGTGGTTCTCTACATATCCCTTACCAAACGACCAGTGATCGTACATAAAAGGTAAGCCATGCATAGACGAGTAATGGATCATCTGGTTTGCAGTAACCACCTCAATTTGGGGTGGGAAGTAATCCAACTGGTATTTCTCTTTGTTGATCTCCTCGATACGATTCCAGATCTTATCGATAAGTTCCAAATCCCAATGTTGCCCAGAAAATAGTAATTCTTTACACATCTACTCTTCCCTCCCCTTACGAAACAAATGCTTGAGCACTGGGAACACTTCATCTAGTGTTGAGGCAAACCCATAACCTACCTTAAGCGTGCCACGAAAAGCCGTGTCAAACATCCTTAGTAAGCCTATATTAGGCATGCGCCAGCTATTGGCCTGCTCTTGCACCTGCAAATAAGCTAGGTACTGCACCTTAGGAATGATGTTCTTTTCCAAGTACTCGATCAATCCAGTCTCGTCCTCAAAGTTGTCGCCATCACTACACTGTGCCATGTACACGTTGGTCTTAGTGACATCGTAGCGTTCGTTTAGGATCTTGTTAACCATCTCGTACGCAGACGACACAATGGTACCACCACCAGAAGTCTCTGAGAAAAACACTTGCTCAGTTACCTCATGTGCCTCAGTATCGTGCATTATCCAGACAATGTCAACAGATTCGTACTGGCGCTCTAGGAACAAGTATAGTAGAAGGAAGAACCGCTTGGCTAGGGCTTTCTCACCATCGCCCATAGATCCGGAAATATCCATGACTGCGAATATTACAGCATGCCGGATGAAGATTGGTCGTTTAGTGTAAATGTTAAACCGTAAATCTTCCTCAGTGATGAAGGGAACTTTCTTTTCCTCGCCTTCTTCGGCAGCACCCTTAGCGGCGAACTTTCTACCAATGGAGGTAAGCATAGTCTTCAGCAGGTTGAGACGCACGATAGGACCATCAGGGCCCACACCGGCTCTCTTCCAACGGAACTTCTTATCTGAGGTCAATGACTCTTTGACGTAATTAGGCAGGGCCATATCTTCGAATAGGATGTCGAGAAACTCTTTCTTGGATAGGGTATACGAGAATTCTTTCATGGCGTCGCTGGCCTTAGAACCTTGGCCTTGACCCCCCGAAGAGGACTGGATCTTGTCGCCCTTGTGGTAGCGACGATTATTTCCACGAACAACTGGAGCGTTGCCGGTAGTGGAATCATTATGGAAGGAGGGCTCATCTAGAACACCGGTAGTATCACGGACCTTGATGTCCTTTTTACCAATGTCTTTGATGCTCTTATCTTTAAGTTCTTTCTCTACGACTTTACGCAAGCCATCCTTGCAGCGATCAATGAATCGCTTCCGGTTACCTGCATCGGCATTCTTCATGCCTTTACGTTTATCTACAATGATAGTCATCAACAGCCTCCCCATGTAAGTGCTGGTTTTTAGGGGGAGAGGAGGAAACCAGCAAACTCCCGTTCTTACTTACTCTTTAGACTTCTGATACTGCATTTGCCATTGTACCAGCAGACGAATCTGCTTCTCGGTATAGCCCCTGTCTTTCATCCGCTGAACAAACTTCTTATGGTTCTCTTCCTCTTCAGGTGAACCCTTCTTACCGAAAGAGATCACTGGGATAAGATCCTCAGTCTTCTCGAACATGGTCTTCTCGATCACGTTCTTGATTTGCTCATGGTCGGTCCAATCTGGATTCTGCCCACCATGCTTACCTCTGTAGCGCAAGCAGAAGGTAACGACTTCATTACGGAAGTCTTTAGGGTTAGTAATGCCAGCTGGTTTTTCTAGCTTAGAGCACTCAGTATCCAGTGTCTTAAGATCGAGCATTTGCCCAGTTTCAACATCTCTGTACCCACGTTGTTGGATCCAGTTGTCAGCATTCAGCAAGTACCGATCAAACAAGCTTTGACCATATGCATGATAGCTGTCTAAGTACGCTGTCTGAATGTCTTTAGAGATCAGTTGGTAGTAGTCCTCTTTCAACACTTCGTTCAAGATAGATCGAGCCACAGTCTGATCATCTTCACCTTGGAACAAATCGACGATGCTTTGATCCAGTACTGTCATCAAGTGCACAGCATTAGCACCAATCTCGGTGTAATCGAAGTTGAATACCCTCGACAGTAACTTGAACGCTTCACGTGTAGACAGTCCGCTGAAACCCTCTTGCTGACTGGCCTCTTCCCGGTACTCTAACAGAGACTTAGCTTCTACGTCTTTATCTTTGTATGCTTCACCATTGTACACGTGCGCCTTAGTGATCAAGCTTGAGTTCTCAGGATTCTCGATACGGCTTAACACTGAGAATGACGCAAGCATTTCTAAGGTACCAGGTGCTACCGGAGCTTCACTCAACTCACTGCCACGCAGCATCTTCTTGTAGATCTCTACCTCTTCGTTGATACGTAAGCAGTAGGGAACCTTAACCAAGTAGACTCGATCTAAGAACGCTTCATTAGCTTTGTTAGAGCGGAACTGAGCCCACTCTGTCTCATTACTGTGCGCCATGATGATACCATGGAACGGCATAGACGACAGAGCCTCGGTACCTTTAAAGTTCTTTTCTTGGGTAGCAGTCAACAGGGGATGCAAGATCTTAGGGTCAGCCTTGAACATCTCAATGAATTCCATCATACCTTGGTTACCACGGCACAGACCACCGGAGTAGCTGTATGCATCAGGATCATCCGCTGGGAAATGTTCCAAGGCGCGAATGTTTACTTTACCTACGATGGTAGAGATATCCTGGGTAGCTTCATCACCTGCTACCACTACACCCAATGCAATCTGACGAGCCTCACTAGGGAAGATCTTCTCGACCTTAAACTTAGTGATGTCACCCTCGAATTCCTCAAGACGCTTTAACGCCCATGAAGAGGTCGTCTTACCTAAATAGCGGGCTGGTATTCCAAGATCCTTCGCGTCACTAGGGCGGAAGAAGTCCAAGGGCGACTCTTGCATGGGGGCACCCTGAAGGACATAGATGGGTTCTTGTTCCATCAGCTCTTTTAATATGACAGCAATCGTAGACTTTGCTGAACCGACCGGCCCAAGGAAGTATAGGATCTGCTTTGATTCTTCTAGGTTCTGAGCACTATGGCGTAGGAAAGATACGATCTCTTCTACAACACGCTCAATACCATAGATTTCTTCAAATGGTTTGTACGTACGGATAAGACGATTGCCATGGATTCGCCCAAGGCGTTCATCCTTAGCAGTATCTAAGACCGTGGGTTCACCAATAGCTTTCAGCAGACGCTCTGCTGGCGTAGCGTACAGTGACGGGTCTGTCTTGATTTTCTCCAAGTACTCAGACATAGTCAACACCTCTCGCTTCTTCGAGGCGAACTTGTCCTTGAACTTATTAACTGCTTTACTCATGCGTTGTATCTCCCCTTAAGGCTATAGCCAATGCCAGTGATGTGATTGCGTGGTCCAAGTGATCTATTCCCGATTCCTCATCATTAGTAGATCTTAAGCCATATAGCCTCGCATCGTTGTACTTAGCGATGTGACGCATGGCCGCCTCTACGAATTCTCCGTGCTTTTCTGGATGCCCTCTCCATATAGATGGACTTTTATATTTTTGATTCCCATACTCACGCACTCGGGCAATGGCCTCTAGTGCTTCATATGGAATCAATGATAGGGGAGCTTTCCCTACCGAATCTTTAATACCTGCCTCAACTGTAGGCACTTGCTCGATGCTCACTACTTCCCCCTTAGTATCTAAGTACAGTATTGGTTTACCGTGCTTGCGCGCATACTCGATCTCTAAGAGCACACCGCGACTAGTATCCCATCCATCTAACTTCGCGACTAACAGTTTGCTAGCATGCTCCAGCATACTGTAGTCAACCCTCATCCACTCTTCGTGGGTAATCTCTCGGCGGTCAGCCCTAAAGTGAGCCTCGGTATCATGGAGATCTTGGAGACGATGTGACATAGTTATAGGGCAGAACACATTCCAGCCGTCTGCGATTAGTTTAAACCCTATTCGTGATATAACGCGTTCGCGATCTAAGCGAACTGCTTCGCTAGGATCTGAATACGGACTCGCTAAATATACGTATGACACTATTCTCCCCCTCCCCATACCTGCCCATACTTAAAGTCTACAGGAATGAAAACATTAAAGTCAAGCCCCACGATCGATTTTGTTGCATCTTTTACACCCTCTAAGATCTCTTTAATCTTAGGTCCATGTAAGTCGGCAGTAGCCTGGTCCTTAACGTCAAGTACCAAAGAGTCATGTACTTCATTTATCATCTTAATGTCTGGACTATCCAAAGTCAATAGGTATCTGAATACTTTTGACACGGTGAATGCCATAATATCGGCAGCGGTTCCCTGCACGGGATAGTTAGCCACCTCTGTTGATTTGAAGTAGCGGAAGATGCCCTTGCCCGAAGCCCTTAATTTCTCCGAGTCGCTACCCCTCTCGATAAAATGATATTTCTTCCCCGTCGCACTACGATAGTAACCGATTCCTTCCTGTTCACCTGGAACTGTCGAGTAAGCCCGCGTCTGTTTGTCACGTATCTGCAATAGTTTCTGAGATGGGATGCGATTGAGTTTAGCCTGAGCCTCCACTTGGGTATTGAACTCTGCGATTTCGGGGTACTCGGTGTCTTCGGCTTTGAACACTTTCTCGACGACAGCAAGGGGTAGACCCGTGTCTTCAGAAATCTTCTCAGGGTGCGCGCCATACGCCTTCGCAAATGAGATCGCTTTGGCCTCTCTTCTCTTTTCCTTCCATACATCTGGATTTCGTGCGTAGTTCGCCACTGCCTGTTCATAGGAGATCTCTGCCACATAACTTGCCCTCTTTAAGTGAAAGTCAACACCATTGCGTAAGTCTTCCATCAAGCGCTCTGACTGAGTCAGGTACGCTGATACACCGATTTCCATCGAAGAATAGTCAAATTCTAAAATCAAGCCATCTTTACCATAGCGACTGCTGAACAGATGGCGAAGTTCCCTAGGTACGTTCTGCATGTTGGGGTTACGCCCATTGACCCGCCCGGTCTTAGTCTGTACCATGTCTAGGGTGTGGTGGATACAACCGTCAGTCTTATAGACTAGAGGGATCATACCAGTCTCAGCACCAGTAGAGGATTGGCCATATAAGTAAGTCGCGATCTTCTTCTGAACAGTCCGGTACTTCAGGAGAGTTGCTACGAACAGCTGGGCTTCGTGGTCGGCAGGGATACCCTCTTGGATCGACACCAGCGACTTCTCGTCGGTAGAGTACAGGCCCTTCTTAGCGCAGGGGCGGCTAAGCTTAGGGTCGATGTCAAAGCCTTTGAGCAGGGTTTCAGTAGTGATCAGCTTAACCTTGGGCTGGCCTGCCTTTTTGGTCTTAGGGCCGTACACTCCGTCTATAGTGCGGGTAATGATCTTTATGGGGGTGCTGAAGATAATAGCACTCAACTGGTCCTTGGATTCGAAGTTAAGCTCGAACTGTGGGGCACCTGAACGCTCTGCAATAGTGTCGGTGATCCCCTGCAGGATGGTACGATAGCCCGCTCTCTCTTCCTCAAGCACAGTACGTAGCTTCTGGGCCTCTTCTAGATCGAAGTATAAGCCGTTAAATTCCATCTCAGTGAGGGCTAAGAGGTGGTCCATATACCCCTCTACTAGGGGTCTCATGTTCTCGCTTCTAATCGCACCCATTTGGCTTATATAGGCATTCGTGGTATTGAGGATATCATACTCTGCGTATGGTAGGAGGATATCTGGATCTATATCAGCGGTATCAATCCCAGCATCCCAAAACTCTTTAACCTTATCATCCTTGATGGAGCCACCATACTTTAACGACAGCTCATTTAGAGAGGCGTAGGTGTGGGCTTGGGCAGTGAGTAGGTACTCCCCTACCATGGTATCAAAGATCTTGCCACCGCAGCGTAGCCACTCTCTAAAGTGAGGATCATCCCATATGTACAGCAAGTCGAACTTGATGTTCTGGCCCACCAATACATCCATGTGCTCGTAGGGTAGGCTGACCTGCGGGATACCGGTACGACTGTACTCAATCCTCACAGGGTGCGTTTCTCCAGTAGTCATGTCTATGACTTGATACGCAGACACAATGATCTTATTACGCTTATCCAGGCTATTGGCCTTGCGCTTATAAGACGTTGCCGTCTGAGTCTCTAAGTCAAACACTACTGCTATGGTCATCTACTTCCCCTTAAATGGCCTGAATAAAATCTTGATGGCATGTTCTATGGTGTCCACAATAGCCATTGAGACTACCAGCAAGATGCCCATAGTAGCTGTCAAAAAAAGGAAAATCAAGGGGGCAAGGTACACAAGCCCTGCTATAGCCACGATAATATATGTACCTTCTTCTAGGCCTGTCATGCTAAGAACCTCCCAGGTCTATACCTTCATGTCTAGCAACTTCTTTCTCAAACTCAACAGACTTCAGATCTTGAAGTTTATGCACCAGCTGCCATCCCATACTGCGCAATTCCTTGAGCTGACTGGAGGTCACAAAAGCGTGGTCTCCCTCTTCATCATCAATCTCTCGGAGCCTATCCAATAATTTATATGAGAGAAAATACAACTGATTAAAATCACCTAGTAGCTTACTCATTTCTTTACCTCCTTCTTTGGGTTAAAGTGTCGTCTGATTCTCTTCTGCAAGTCAGGTTGGTCCCAGTGGATATACGTATCCTTGTCGTGCATCAACCCTTCTAGCTCCGCGTTAGACAGGAACGGAGTCACCATGTTCTTGAATACACCGCGTGTGTGCTTGGTGCCGTGCATTACTGCGTCATACAGTTCATTGCCCTTGCCGAACTCACCACCGCTGGAATTATGGAACATCAGCATAGTGTTAGGCATCATGGTCAAAGACCGCCCTGACAATGCCAGCATAGCCCCTGCGCTGTAGCACTCACCAGTGACATACACATCTACTGGTACCTGGCAATACTTGAAGGCGTTGAACAGTGGCACTAGACCCTGCATATAACCGCCAAAGCTAGCCAAGAACAAGTTCACTGTCGTGCAGTTCTGTGGTAGGGATCGCAGAGTCGCGAATAATTTCTCATACTGGAACGACAGGTTCACCTCAGTGGATAACGTGATATCTACCGCAATGATTTCATCCCTTCGGATGCTTATTGAGAAGCTCTCATTCTCCAGTGCATCATTCAAGCCAGTTTCATTTTCTGTTGGTGTTGCCATAGTTCCTCCTAGTGTGCGTCGTCTGTGTATCTAGCGGTCTGCTCGTCAAAGACACACTCTGATTTAATGTAGCGATGCTGACTATTACCATCACCCGGTAATTTATTTTTACACACGTGTAGATACCTAGTCTTAGGATACGCCTCGTCTTTCCCAATCGTGATCATAAAGTCCATTGCCTCTTGCTTCCCTTGCCCTGACCCAGCTAACTGTTTCATACTAATGTAGTGCTGAAACTTAGTTGTCTGAGTCTCGTAGTCCATCCAGGTAACAGAAGAGTTACACTGTGATGCGCCAAGTACAGGGCAAACCCTAGCTAGTCGGCGTGTCTCGTAGTACAGCTTTTGGAGGCGACGCCAGTCAGCGTTCTTGTCGTCCCCACCTCCCTTCAAGTGGTCGATCATGTCAATCACCACCAGCTTGGGGTTGTACTTATCCATCTTCTTGCGAATGTCATTCACACTCATATCGTAACAATCGAACACCTTCACTCGGTTGATGTCACCATTCATATATTGTGTGTACAATTGTGTGTACAAATTTGGATCACTGGCTAGGGTAGCTTCGCTGACACCTAAGGCTGCACACCATATACGCTTTTGGACACGGTCATTCGTCTGCTCATTATTGAACCACAGTACATCGCCCTCGGTAACCTGGTGTGCGAAGTGTGCTACCTCGCTGGCTAACCATGAGCTCTTACCTGTCTCAACGTAGGCTGCGACTACTCCGAAGTCACCCGCGATGATTGGACCAATAGACTTGCGCAGTGAGTTAAGGCGCCATTGTAGGCCCTCATGTCGTGTCTCTTTGGCTAGCATCATTCCCAAGCTGTTCTCTTCGAACTCGCCCATCGCATCGATCTGTACTTCTTTCTGGTATTGCTCCACTAGTTCTTTCAGGTGCTCAGGATCCCAGTCTTTCTTTTCTAGATACGAGGTGATCCGAGCCTTAAAGTCCTCAGTCTTAAAGTGAGTGAGAATGCCCTGTATGTACTCGTCGCTCTGTTCTAGTTCCTGCTCTGACACACGGCGAAACAGCTCTGCGTATAACTGACTCTGGGTCTCTGTGAGCTCAGGGTGCTGTACCTGGTTAAACCAAGTAACGAAACGATCCGGGTCAATCTTTGTCTGGTCTGCGAACTGACCATAAAAAGCCCCAATATCCTTAAGAATCATCTGTGCCTCACGCGACAATGCTTCCGTGCGAATAAAGGGGCTGTAATTCTGGTATACGTCAATACCAGAGAAAAACAACTTTATTAAAGTTAAATCTGAAATCATTCTATCCCCCTAGAACAGATCAGTGTAGTCGAACTATATCGAACTCTACGCTTGTACCTTCTAAAAACACTACTAATTCATTCGGTTTCCATGAGTACAAGTACCCATGCTTATCTAACAAATCTCGCAACTCACCGATAGTCTTGGTTGCTATCTTTCCATTCTTTGCCACTATTCCAACAGTGGTTGAAGAATCGACTTGATGTCGGCTGAAAACAGACATTTGGGATCTTCCTTACTTTTTAACACTATTACATTCTGCGCATACAATTTTAGTTTCTTCCTAATTACATTTGCAGCCTTTAGACCAGGTCCGTCTGGATCCAGCCATATTCCAATTGTATGGTAACTTTTTACCAAAGTCAACATAAACTCAGCGGTGATAGACGTACCTAACAGCGATACCACATCTACACCTTGCTGTACTTGTGCGATTTTTAGGGCACTTATGATGTCCTCCACCAGTACTACAGCCTTACTTCCTTCCTTAACCACGAAGTACGGGGTCTTAGGTCCTACCGTCAAATACTTCACGCTCTCTTTGGGATCCAGCGCTCTTGCTTGATAGCACTTGAGATCTGCCCCGTCTAACACTGGCAAGATTATCCGGTCTTCTAATAGCACCTTGATCCCTGTACCAGGCAGGTTCACTATCTCACAGTCCACGTGACCTATCTTATACTTAGCCAGCGTATCTGTTGATAAGTTGTACCGCAATAACCAGTTCTTAGCCCGCTGCGAAAACTGATACGTCATCGAGCGTGGTAACCCTGGTAGCTCCTGCGATGGAACTGTTGTGGTCGTCCCTAGATACTGCGCCAGATCATGGCGCATCTTATCATTCTTCCTACGCTTGTGACAGGAGAAACAATAGGTATGTGTGTCGTAGTCTGCTAGCGCATCCTTACTTCCACAATCATTGCAAGGTAGGTGTGCTTTCACTTAGTGCCTTCAATAGGTTAACTTGTGCTGTGAAACAGGCGTTAGCCGACTCAGGGCTTTCTGCCAGTATCGGGTATGCTATAGCATCCGAGTGAATGATGAACTTACCTTTGCCTGATTGATACAACACTACACCCCAGCCAGATCTTTTGATCGCTTCTTTCATTGGCTCTCCCCCCCTCGGCACCGTCGTCTTTCCGCCTCTCTAAGTCTAGCAACTTTAGAGGCTAATGATTCTTCCTCATCCTCCGTTCTCAGTTTAGTAGCCAAAGCGGCCAGCGTCTCTAGCCTCTCTCCCAGAAGCTCATTATAGATTTCTGCCGTCAAGCGTATATACTCTGCACCACTATAACCCTTCATAGCAGTCTCCGCATGGGCGTTAGCATGCACCCTCAGTACTGACGCTACTAGGACATTTGCTGATATTTGATCTTTAATACTCATAATTAATCCTCCCACTGCCAGTATGTCTTAGTCTTCCCCCTAGTCTCAGTCCACACCCCATCGTACGGTGCTTTTTCAATGTAGTCGTAACTACTGAACTTGTCGAACTGCTGTGTGACTGGGTTATACCCAATCGAATACAGCTCCGGTCTTACATACTCTCGTTTCTCTTGCATCCTACATTCCCCCTTAAATTAGTTAATCAACAAAAGGCTGGGGACAAATCCGTAGTAGAGTGGAGCCATCACCTACTACCCCCAGCCCTTCACCTACTCTTTGTGCTTACGGCTAGCACGCCACTTTCTATTTACCGCATTCTTATATGCCTGAGTAGCACTTTGCCCATGTCGGTAGTTTAAGTTGCCCTCACCAGTACAGCCGACAGCGCTTAGGCCTAACTCATGCGCATGTTCCATGTTTCTAGCCATGGTCACGTATTCGAGATTACTTGGATGATTGTTGCCTTTATGCCCATCAATATGGTTAATCACATGTCCCTCTGGGCGTGGCCCTAGGGCTAGCTCCGCTACCAGCCCATGAAGAGTTCTCAGTTTTCCAGCAACATGCACCATCGAATATCCCCCCACTTCTACCTGCGCTACTTCCGACATCGGGTACTTACCTACCAGTCGACGTAATACTATATCCTCACCAATTTCTAATCTATACTCTAAAAAATCATATACTTCCATACATACTCTCCTTAATCGCGCCACTCCCCGTCGGGATCTTCCCAGACTATGAGCCTTTCGCCTGGCCTACGGGGTAAGCGCTAGAGTGACTGGATCACCTCCCAAGGTTAGCCGTGCTTATCATCATACCCCTGTAACTCTGGCCCGGAATCGGGGGTACTGGTGACGCCGCTAGTGTGGAATACCTCGTCCAACACTCGCTGTTGATGTCGTTGTCTTGATGAAAATAAAGCCTCCTCTTCGGTTAGTTTATCCAATCGAGCTAACGCATCATCTAGCTCTCTCCTAGCCTGGGACTCCGCGGCTCCCAGTCGAAATTGTTCCATTTCCACACCACTGAGCTCTGCCTGGGCCAGACTGACTTGGCGAAATGCAGCAGACTTTTCCCTGCGCAACTCATCCAGATTATCCTGCTCCATTTTCACTTTCCATTCAGCCCACTCGATCTTGTCATCAAGTGACATAAATTCGATCTCGTCTTTAGGAACTTTACTCATAGCTAATACTCCCCTAGTTATGTTTTGAAGCAACTTCTGCGTTGATCATAGCCTCAACTCGCTCTAAGACCTCTAAGTACCCTGGCTTGTTACCTTTAATGACGCAACCGCCGTCATATTGGAACAATACATCTACATCTCTACCATCACGCTTACTGCACAGCTCACCACCCGTAATCCAGATTGATGCACCAGTCTTGAACTTTTCACGTTCCTCACTGGTCATCCAAGCTTTATATGGAGACGTCAATAAGTTAACTACTTGATATGCCCACTTCATGTACGCAGGTGTAAACAGAGTTGGCTCTTTTACTGTGGTACCATTAAATTGGCCAGTGTGGTACATTAACAAGCTGTCGTTTGGGATGATAGCATAGTCACCACTCAGAATGATATCTCCACCACAGCTGAATCCGAAGCGTTGCACTGTTAAAACTACCACAGCTGTACTCTTTTGAGCAGCTTCCATGATTGGTAACAACAGTGATACATCACCACCAAAGTTCTCCTTCACTACCACCAATACCCGTGTATCAGCTGGGGCATTTTCAATGGTACGAACAGCATTGACATAATCATCTGTTTGTAATCCACCGAATTCTTCGTGCAACACAACTCTCACGGTCTTGTGTATCCCGCCCATCCGATAGCTGAACTTAACCCTCTCCACCATTTCATGCACACCACCTGGGTATGCGTTAAAGAATAAGACCACAGGTATCGCTACACCAAACACCACTACAGCCAGTTTATGTCGCAAGTACGCTAATGTGTTTTCGCTGATCATTTTACCTTCCTCACATAGTTTTTAATGTTAAAGATCTCTGCACCCGGCCTGACTGGCTCTTGTTCTACTCGGTTCGTATCTATCCATGTGCCCCATTCAGGTGACTTGAGGTCTATGTTCTCATTTTCTAATAACAGCAACCGCATTTGGAACAGTTGCTCGTCGGTCAGTGCGTCAATCTTACCGCGCATTTCCTTATACTTTACAAAGGCTACTACTACTTCTGACATTTCTTCTTACCCCCACGTTTACAACAGGAACTACTGTCATCTGGGAATAAGTATAGCATAACTTTTAGAATAATGCAAGTCAAAATTGCAGTTCCTGACAAATATAATATCAAATTGATCACTTATGTAGCTCCTTTACCCGTTCTTCGCTGGCTTTGCCTCTGATCAAAACAGGGAAGATACTGATTAGAATGGCAGCATTGACCACAATAATGCTGAATGTATTAGCGTGTTCCATAATCTCTTGGAAGGTTATGGTGTGGGCCAGCAAGGCTGGCGTTAACAAGACGAAGGGCAGAATCTGCAATACAGAGCCCTGTAGCTTCGTGAATAAGTTAAAGTGTAGGCCTATCTTGCCAGCCTTAATGTTGGCGTCCTGGGCAGGATTTAGGCCTATGGGGGTCAAAGAGGTTACCAGGCTATCCCTAAACTCAGCCTCTGTGCGCTGTACGTGTTTCTCAGCCTCGGTCAGCCTAGGGCTGAATAAGTACGCTATGGCTATACTAATGACAGAGTAGATTAACGAGGCTAGGATCAAGGATGTGTGATCCCAGTTCATCACAATCAAGTACACTAGGATGATACCGCTGATAAGGTACTCTGACCATGCGGTATACCTATTGATATAGCTAAGCTTAATATCCTCTTGTACCCTCTGTGGTGCATTTGGTGCGATTTCAGCCTCACTGGTGAGATTGGTGAGATGTGTACAAATCTCATGCGTACGTGCTTCCCTGGCCTTCAAAGAGGCCCTAAGGACTACATATCCTTTCACCGCCTGAATAGCTTCAAGGATAAAGATGTTAGCGAAAGCCCACGCAGCCATAAGATAGATAAGGCTCGAACCCTTAGCTAACTCACCATATAGTTCGCTGCGTGTTAGTGGAATTACTCCAGTCAACAGCGCCTCTGCAACTATTATTACTGTCAGCCCGCCTACCCAGGCACGATGGCTCATTTTTTCTTCCTGGAGTCGCGCTCTTCTTGCTGCTGCCGACGAACTTCAAGTGCAAAGACTGCCGTCAGACCTACCCACCCCATCGCCATCAGACCTAAAATCAACGATTCTAAAACACCCATGATACATACTCCCCCGAGTTGTTCTATTTACCTGGCAGCGTTAAGGCCGCTACCGCTCTAGTATCAATTGGTAATACTGCAGCCAGTATGCCTGCGTATATTGCCGTGATAGTGACCACAATCACTACCGTTACCCAAAACTGTTTATTCATGCGTATGTCCCCCATCAATTACGATAGTGTGCTTGTTGTCATACACTACCTTGCCTATGTGCAGGGCTATAACCACTGAGATCAGCATCAAGCCCCCCACGAATACCACGTCTAATATGTCTTCTATTTTCATTCGTCTTCTTCCCCTCTGTCGTCTATCAAAGCTTCGTACCTGGCTTGGGCAGTGCGTTCTTTCTCTGCCTCAATAAGAAAGGCAACAAATAAGACTGGAAACCCTACCCACGGCCCAAAGGCCCATACTGAAACCAAACCTAATAAGAACCACATATCTAAATTCCCCCTTTCTGCTACTGTTAATTACAGTATAGCACAAGCATTGGGAATTGTCAAGCTAGTACGTGTCACCCTCGCCTTCAGGTGGCCAGCTGTTAGGTTTCTTCTTCCAGCATTTCCCCAGATAAGAACCTGCCAGATAAACACCTCTCTCCTCTTTTTCCTTGGTTTCTTGTTCTAACTGAACAATCAGCGAATTCAATTCTTGCTGAATCATTTCTGTTCTAGTACGTAATGCTAACAAAGTAGGTAAAATATTCAACATAGTGCTACTGCTCCTTCACGATTAGGTCTTTAATAAAATTTTGATATGTTTCAGTATACCGCATCAGAAAATAAAAATACTGTGTAGTTGCATCCCCTAGCTCGGCATTATCACGTTTATACTTAATTAGCACATCGTGCAATTCACCATAGTCTTGTGCTAATTCTGATTGCATTGTGAGTAGTTGTCTATTAAAGCGCACCAAAGCCTCACGTGGTGTAAATTTCTTATCTGTCATATTATCCCCCACCAATAAAGAAATAACCTGCCGTAGCGATTAAAACCCACGCTACTAATAGGCCCGCTAAAACAGTTACTGCAACATCTTCCGGTGTTCGTTCCGGTTTTTTCACATTTAACTCCTTCCACATGGCGTGGTCGTAATCATGTTTCAACGCAAGCCCATTCTTAGCGGCATACCACTGCAGTCTCTTCACTGACTCCTCAAGAATCCCGACACGTTGTTCTACTGTGAGGGGATCCGCTCGTTTGACGTTCGTGGTATCGTAGTCGCTACTCATGAAGCCATTTCCTTTACAAAACTCAGCAGTACTTTCGCAATACCATCACGCGCTTTACCTTTCGTATCCGCTGAGCCTGCGATATCTAAATGCAACCATTGAACACCTTTGACGTGGATGAATTTTTCTAAAAATGCAGCAGCTGTACTCGCACCGGCTTTACCTGCTTTCGCTGAGTTCAAGACATCTGCGACGTCTTTGTTCTGATGTTCAAGTGCATCACGATGTTGCTTAAATATAGGTAAAATCCAGGCCTTTTCTTTCTTTTTATCGAAGTGCTCTAGCATCACTTGCGCTAATTCCTGATCACCAAGAATACCTGTGACGAGATCACCCAACGCATATACTACTGCACCTGTGAGTGTAGCAACATCAATAATTAAATCTGCACCACGTGCTTGAGCCTCTAGCAATCCATCAGCCAGTACAAGTCTACCCTCAGCATCAGTGTTCTCAATCTCAACGCGAAGAGTTTTCTTACCCACAGTGTACTCAAGAACGTCATCAGGGCACAGAGACTTCTCACTGACCATATTCTCTGCGAATGGTGCGATGATAATGAAATTAGCTTTCGCTTTCTTCACCTTCAATAGCTCTCTACCGACAGCCATAACATTAAGTGCACCGAGCTTGTCGAATTTCATTTCACTCATGTATCCGCCAGTCTTGATATTCATACCACCACTGTCGAAACATATGCCTTTACCTACGAGTGCGATAGTGAAATCTGCTTTGTTGTCAATCACCGCGACTTTTAAATATTTCTTAGTATATAATCCGAGCAGAGAATTAACTGCGTTCGTTCCTACTGGAACTACCTTAGGCTCTACAATGTGCTTACCGAACACATCATCGAAGAGTTTGACAGCGTCATCTCTGCTAAATTTATTTCGTGGTTTCTCACCATGCTCCCGTAGGAACTCAAGCATACTCATAGGCAATTACTCCTTGGTTACAGGTGTACGCAAATCTTTAGGAACAGGCGCACAGAACATAGTCTTCCCATTGATCGGGCTGAACACCGGAACATAGTTCACTGGACACGGATTAGTTTGTGGTGCTTCAGATACCACAGACGTGCCTACAGTTGTTGTCACAGTGTCAGCCGCGAAACTCTTCACAGCAAACAATACCACCACAATTACAGCTAAAGTAATTAACAAAGTTCTCATAATTCCCCCTAAAATACCGTTATAACTAGATGCACCGACACTATTACTAGTGTTATTAACGCTATGCCTACCTGCCAGAATGCCAGTGTTAGGCGTTTCTCAGCGGCGATTGTAGATCTCACCACCATATCGAACTTCTTTTCGGCCAGCTCTGCAATCCTATGCAGTTTCGTTTCATTATCTTCAGCTATCTCTGGCCTAACAATTCTTCTCATCTGTCGCGTCCTCTATTGTACGTTCTTAGGTGCTTCCATTCGTTGCGCCAACTGATATTCCAGCATCTTGGCATTCATGATCTTGTCTAACATTTCAATTCTACCAAGTGTTCCGACCAATTGCAAGATAATTTCTGCATATGTAGTCATTTCTTTCCCCTTATCTTTGATACTACCGCATCAATCACAATATATGCCCCAGCTAAGAATAGCCCCGATAGGGTTAGCGTTGGTACCCATATTAGTACGGTTAGCAACACTTGCAAGCTAAAGTCAACTACTGCATCCATCTGGGTCGGCACATGAGGATAAAAGTCAACTGTAAGATTCCACATATTAATTTCTCCCCACTTCTAAATAAGATAAACGATGCTCCAATTCTCTAAGCTTATCGAATATCTTTTTCACTGTTGCTTCATTCTGTTCGATGTACGACTCGGTGAGTTTCTGCACATCATTCATGGTCGCATATACGAGTTCATCATTACTCATCTTTGCTCCCCGTAGAGTAGAACTCTACATCATCTGTGAAATCAGGATCAAGCGAATCAAGACTTATGTTAGCATCGCGAATTTCCATATAGTCGTTGTCAAAGTCTATATTCTCCGCACCTGTGATCCCAGCAGCCTTTAACTTAGCAACCTTTTGTTCGTGGGTGATAGCACCTGCGAAATATGCGTCGTTAAGACGTTGATGGATCGACCGTTTACTTTCATTACTCATTTCAAATTCCCCCTGTGTAACCAATAATGCCTTTAAGAGTGATTTAGTGCGTCTTTGCCAACCTACCCCTTGCACTCGTACTAATCGTTGTCCTTTCCTTCACTCTTGATTACAGTATAGCACAACTCCGCCAAAATGTCAAGCTTATCAGACAACTCCTGAAACCTCGATTCTAGTAGGGCTGCAACCTCATGTGAGATCTCACCATTCTTTCTAGCTGAACGCTCTTTAGGTTTATTTCTACTCATTTCGGTAGCTCCTGTATTCCCTAACGTGTTCTATTGCTAGCAGTACCATGGTCACTAAACTCAACGCCATGCCCATTACGGCAATAACTAAGATTACACTACTCATACAGTCTCCCTCATATTACCGAGCACACGTAATTCTAACTGTCTCACACGCTCTGCTGACACACCTAGTTCATAGCCTAAGGTTTCTAGTGTCTTAGTCTCTTCACCTAGCCATCTATCGGATATGATCTTTCTGTCCCGATACTCTAATTGGGACAACATACTACGCAATTTGAGTCTTTGGGACAACTCTTCATCCTGCTCCATGATTTCAAACAGCGGATTGGCTGTGCCTGGTCTATGGGCCCAATGTACCTCGTCTATGAGTGGTACAGCCCTGCTGTTGGTCCTAGCTGTGTCATTGGTACGGTACACTTTGACGGGCACTGATACGGCCCCTGACACCTTAGCGATGGTCTCTAACATCCTACCACGTATATCTTTGGCTGCATAGGCTGTGAGTGGCACACCATACTCAGGCTTGTATCTGGCCTTAGCTTCCAGCAGACCCACCCAGCCAGCCTGTATCAAATCCTCACGTCTAAATCCCCCGCCCATTTGTCGGGCGACTTTGGCGAGGTAGTTGTGGTAATATTTGACACTTTGATCTAGCATACTAATACACATCCCCTTGCCGCATGGGCTTAGTATTTGACGCTACTGCTTTAGGTCTGTCCACTGGCACATCCGTGCCAAGTACGTGATTCAGTATGGCAGCATATGACACCTTAGCTGTATCCAAGACATCCTTAGCTGTATCTAGCTGCGTCTGGACTATGCGTACATGGTACGCTAGACGCATGAGATCCATGTGTAAGCTGTCTAGTTCCTGCTCTATTCCTCGTTGGTCAGCCATTGGTACAGCTCCTTTATTTCATTGATGTAATACCCCAGCACCACTGGAAACAACATATTGAACGCTATAAATGTAATGATTGTCATATATCCCCCTTATCCTATTACCCAACTAACTATCGTAACCACTGAAACTAGGATAAACAGACCAGTTAATACTCGACGATTATCCCTGCTAAATTGAGCATCTTCGACTCTTTTAGCCTCTTTCTCCTCAGCTGTTAACTTTGCCCTCATGAAAGCTATACCACTATCATGTCTTACTTTGCCTAGCTGGCTGTCACTATAATGTTTGCGATTTGTCTTCATCTTACATTCCCCCCGTTAATAAGCATTTAAGAGAGCCCTCTTTTGGTGGTGTTCGGTTCAGGTGCTGTATGACCTATCTAGCCGACCCCACCCGGGGCTTTCCTAATTACTTAACCTCCATTCCCCAACTGTTGATTACATTATAGCACATGTGTCCGATAATGTCAACACCTATTTATCTCAATCCTCACAGTGGAAATATGGTATACATTGACCTGTCAATTCTAGATTCACCATCTGCCATAACCCGAATTCATAATTGGCTGTAGTCTCACCACTGCGTACTTTTTCTGCCTCGGCTAACGCCTTGGTTAATCCAGCCAATTTCTCTTCCTCGGTCACATGCTTAGCGAAATGTTTGCCATCGTCTTTATAGATTGCATGTGCATGCCTAACCAGTTCATCTGCTACCGCATGGTATGCTGCCCTAAGGCGATCTTGATCCACTATCAGCTCTTCGTCACACACCGATGTATGTGACCTGAATTCGTCATATTGCGCACTCATACCTATTACCCCCTATTCAAGTATTCTTCGATACGGACATGGACACTACGGATATCTGAATCTAAGCCATTATAAACCCTATTAGCCCTAACACGCTCTCTTTGCATTATGATAGTATAAAACTCAATGGCCCTAGGATCTTTGGTGCTCATACTTACAAACTTATCCTCACATTCCTCTTCCATATCTAAACCAACGTTTCTAAAGGCCTCTCCTAACAGCTTTTGGCAATGTACCACCATTCCACTGTCTTTACGAAAAGGTTCATAAATCACTTTTTTAACTTCGTTACTCATTTTCAAATCCCCCTTGTTACCTCATTAAAACCTTCGAGTTGTGTGAGCCGTCTTTGCCAACCTACCCCTTGCAATCGCCTCACTCGGCTTCCTTTCCTCAACTCTTGATTACAGTATAACACACATTACTGTAATTGTCAACCCCTATTTGCATTTATTTTCATTAATGTGATCACGGGCATCTTGCCTAGCCACCTCAATAGCCCTTTCATCCATAGTACGCCTAAGAATATAATGGTATTCCTCAATGGCATCCTTAAGACGCTGTAGCTCTTCCGCCCTACGTGCCTTAGCATTAGCCCTATTAGTTCTAGCGTATTCAGCTGCCTTAGCCTTGGACACTTTCTTAAGCTTACCTTGCTCTTTACGCTTGAGGTATTGCCTATGAGCGTGCTCTTTAGCTTTCTCAGGGTTAGCTTTACGCCAATTGTTGACCCTATTGCGATATCTACGTTTACGCTCTTCATCATCTTGTCTTACATCTAAATCAGTATTATCACTCATTTGTAACCCCTCCATTTAGCCAATACCTCTTCCTCATGGCGCTTAGCATCCGCTAGAATGCCCATAGCTGCACCCCACATACCCTTAGTAGTGCCTGAGGCCCTCCTAACACCCTCTTCAGCCTGTTCTCTTAGGCCTATAGCCACATTAATCTCCATATTACGTATAGAACGCCCTATCAATGCCCTATACTCATTATCTGGTATACCTAACTTATTTGCCATATTGACTTTCCCCGCTTGTTGTCGTACAGTAACAGCTGTACCTATTGCTACTCGCGTAGCTGTCGACTAAGAGCATGTGCTTATGCCTTAACCATGTATACAGTATAGTATATGAATGACGTAATGTCAAGGCAACAGAAATGTGTATACGTATCAATCTGTAATGTTTTGTAACGTAACACTAGGCTAGAACACAGTAAACATACGCTATGGAGACACATATCAGGTAATATACGTATATCGTCGTTTTAACCTAGAATCTTACTGATCAAGTTATATAGGGATTAAACACAGAGAAATTGTATTGTAACCAACGGTGAGGAAGATTCCAGCGTATGACTCACCGATCCGAAGATCGATATCCGCAGAGCGAACATCGAGGAATATCCATCGGTTCGTCGTTATAACCTGCTGGTACACTGCGCAGGTATTATAGTTCTTAGTCTTAATTATTGTGTTCCTATTTTCCTTAATCTGAGCGTGTCTAAGGCGTGAAACGCCCTTACCCCTGGCTACCCTACTACCCAGGTGTCTAAACGCCCCACAGCCCCCTCAGAATCGGTTTAAAGCCCATTCATGGGGGCGATGCTCGGCCTTCGGCCTGTGCGGGCATTCAATTCAGTTTAAAGGCATATAGTGCATAGCACTCTACCTGTATTGCAGCATAAATGCCTATGATGCATACAACACTAACTACTATCACACATACATATAGGTACATAACCATACATTATGTCTTATCATACATACACGCATGTACCCAGTATAGCTATGGCCCTATTAATGTGCTAAAAGGTACCCACTCACCCCCATTTATGGGTTAAAATTCAGAGAATTCTTAAGGAAATCTTAAATTCTTAAGAAACACTTAAGATTTTGTTAATATTTCACCCCCATTTCGAGATAAAATCAATGTGCCCCGCCACAACATAACTGTGGGGCTACTAGGTCAATATGATTGAATAAATCCTCCACCCCCTTAACTATAGTTAGGCCTATGGGTTCTTTCTTTCAACCACGGCCCTCCAATTAGGTTTAAACATAGGTGTGGTTACGTAAGGTTTATTATATGTATGTCTCAATGTGCCTGCTTACTATGGGCAAATATATGCTTTTTAGTGGGGGTGCTGTAAGTGCTTGATTCTACTGAATACATAGTTACCCCTAAGTACTTGACAAATGGAATAGAATGTGCTATACTGTAATCATAGTGGTAGAGGGGAGCCACGAGACAATCACCACGCCTGCGCGCTCGATTTTTGAAAATTTGGGTCCCATCTCTCCCCCCTGCTTGCGATCCCAAAACTCGATGGTAAAAAGTGCTGGTACTGGGTCCCATAGGTCTCTGTTTTACCGCTATAGTACCGTTCGGGATCATTCCAAGCAGTTAGTGTGTGTTTTAACCAAGAAACAGACCGTGTACGGTAGCATTAGTTTTGCTTATACACCAAGCAGGAATTAGGTACCATAAACGGACTGGGAATAGGGGTGTCCGCCAAGTGAGCGTAGCGCACGCGGAAGTCGCGCCCTCAGCGGGATTCGGGTGTCCGTAAATGGCGCGGAATGCCCCAGTTTTTCAGAGTTAATGGACAGCTAGAAAATGGCCGAAACTTGGCCGAAAGTGGGTACCCTCTGTAGGGGATAAAAGGGATCCTAACCGCTGTAAGGGATAGTGAAGAAAAAGCTTTTGCAGCGTTAGCGAGAAAAAACACTTGACAAACTAAAAAAAGGGTGGTATAGTCATTAAATGGTTCGAGTACTGGGTACATGTAGTGCAAAAGGTACGCAAAAGATCGGTTCCCAGGTTTTATATCCTGGACAAAGCCTAGCCCACCCCCCGTGGCCAACTATAGAGGGTGGTAGCGACAAAAGCGTTCAGCCGAAGCTCACTGCCGAGGATTCCGGAGTCTCACGACGGAGTCTTCACATCCAGTACTCAACCTCTTTCTAATTACGGAGAAACGCAAGATGCGACGCATGTACGATTTAGAGTGTGGCCATTGCTACACCCTCTTCGATGGACTAGAAGAGGAGGACACCAAAGAGCATAAGCTCTGCCCAACCTGCCAAACCAACGACCTGGTAGTCCGAGTTCCCTCCGCAACGGCATTAGTTTACGCCAATGCAGGGACCCCCGGTTCAAACTACCGCCAAGACAACGAAATTCTCCCAGCTAAGGTATAACACACATGATCCCATTGATTACTTCCGCATTTTCTCTTATAGGCTCAGCTTTAGGCGGCCTTTTCCAGTTTAAATCCTCTCAAACAGACATTGTCAAGCAGTCTATTGCTATTTTGGGTGATGTGACTTCTACTTCTGCACAACGAGACGTCGCCACAGCAGCCATGTTGACTGCTAACAACCAAGGCTGGCTCGCTAACAACGCTCGCCCCTTGGTTTTCTTGGTGTTCGCTAGTCTCGTCGTAGCTAGGTTCTTTGGTTTTGAGTCTTCCAGTATGTCTCCAGAAGATTCTGAGATGGTGAATACAGTGACTCTGCTTTACATGGGTTACTTCCCTGCTATGCGCACTATCGATAAGGTCGTCGCAGCCATTACGAACTCCGGCATAATCAAAACAATCATCGACAAAAAGATACTCTAACATGAAATTAGTCAACAAACTAGGGGTCCTCCCCTCACACGGGCCTCAAGAGCCCTATCTGATCATCCTCCACGACACCGCCGGACCGAATTTAGGCGGGGCCGAGGCTACGCTCAAGCAAAGGGGCTTAGGTTATCACTACATGATCGATCGTAATGGTGATTGCCATGAGTACGCTAAGCCTACAACTATGATGTGGCATGCAAAGGACTACAATCGCGATACCGTAGGAGTCTCCTTCGTTGGTGGTGGAGATGCACCCCCAGTAAGTGAAGTGCAAGTGCAGGCACTGATTGAGTTAGTTAATACACGAATTAAGCCCTTAGGGCCTGATATTATCCAGATAACTTGCCACAAACATGCGAGTCACGCTGGTAAAGTTGACCCTCGATGGCCAGGTGAGCCCAGTAATGGTTTTAGTCTGTCGATCGATAAGGTCTATATGGATCGTATTGCGAAAGCAGTCGGTCTAGAGTTTCTTGGACATGGTGAGGTTTAATATGATCGCTAAAGTAATCGCAGTAGTTAAAGATGTGGTGGACCGTGTAGTAGCAGTAGCTGCAGCACACCCAATCGTCGCAGCTGTAGTCGCTGTAGTTGTGTTGTTAGTCGTTCTGCACTAATAAAACAATTGGCTAAATTTTTATTTACTGAAAATGTAAATAAAGCTTGACATAGTAAGAAACCTATGCTACTTTAAGTACATAGGTAGATTACTATGCTTTGTACGGTCGCTACCCTAGGATCTGTATGTTGCCGCTGTTTCCCCGAAGTACTAGACGCCTTCGTGCGGAAGGAACACCCAGAGACAAGGTAAAGGTTGTTTGGGCTCAACCTTAAAAAAGCCCATTGAATACTTTCTGCTCACCGAGCCTCATAGTAGGGGCCGTGCTAGAGTGGGCCACGGACTTTCGAGTCGCAGTGGCGTGTCCTCGCGCCTGGAGCGAGGTGAAATAAAGTCCAGGCCTAATTTTAAGAATCTGCAGCGACTGATGGCACTATGCCTTAATGCGAAAGCGTCATTCCGCCCAGCCCCCTGCGGGGTGGTTTTATGGGTTGACAGATAGTGGCACATGTAGTCAGCGGCCACTTTAATAAACAGCTCTACTTTACCCACAACAGCATAGCACTGAGGGCCGAAACCGGATGAACTCCGGCACTATGTAGGATGCCTTAGGAGCTAATCAACAGAAAGGTTGCCACCGACACCCGGGCATGGATTGCTCAAAGTTGGTGGACTTATTTGAGGAACAAGGAATGGGCGAGGCTATACTAATAAAACTAATAGGTGCCCTTGTCGCAGCCTTTGGAGGCGTGATAATGTACGGAGTGAAACATATCTTGGGCAAGATCAGCGAGATTAAAACGGAAGCAGAGATAAGACAGATGATCAATGACAATGCGGAAGCACAGGATGTCCAATTACGGATGGTCTATGATAGCATTAAACGGATAGAAGAATTACTATTCAACCTCATGGAAAAGCCACATGTCAACAGAAATCCCAAAGGCAACCGACACTAAGATAGGTCGGCCTGCCAAATACACGGAAGACTACTGCGAAAAGATTAAAATCGCCCGGTGTAATGGTGAATCCATTCCTCGGGCTTGTGCTATTATAGGCATTGCCCGTAGCACGTATTACGAGTGGATTAAGACTTACCCGGACTTCAAGCATGCCTGTGAGTTAGCTGAAGATCTCTCATTGTCTTGGTGGGAAGAGGTAGGCAAAGATGGGATGTTAAAGAATCGAGAGATTCAAGCCCAGCTGTATAACAGTATGATGGATCGTCAATTCGGTTCAGTTAAGGTAGCGGACGCGTCTAAGACCGAGATCAATATCGGTAACATGAATGTACTCCAACAATTGAGTACGGAAGAATTGCAGCATAAGATTGCTGAAAAGCTCAAAGCGTTGGGCATATCATCAGGAACGACATACGAAAATGAGTGATAAGGAGCTACTAGAACTAGATAGCCTATTAGCCGAGATCGAGCGCAGAAAGCGCTACAACAAGATCGACACGGCTTTCCCAGCTACAGGTGAGTTCAGTAGAGACAAGTACACTAAGCAAATGGCTTTCTTTGCGGCAGGAAAAGACTTTCGAGAAAGAGCCCTAGTGGCTGCTAACCGTAGTGGTAAGACCTTTGCAGCTATGTATGAGGCTACATTGCACCTTACTGGTCTATACCCAGATTGGTGGACAGGGCATCGCTACAAGCACCCGATTAGCGCATGGTTTATCGGTAAGAGTAATGAGTCGACGAAAGGTATTTTGCAGGAAGAGTTGATTGGGTCTGTTATGGACAAGGGCTCGGGCCTTATTCCTAAAGACATGATAATCAGCACAACGAACCGCCCTGGTGTGCCTGAAGCGATTCTAGTCGTTCGAGTACGTCATTTTACTAATGGCATTGAGGATGGGTTCAGCGAGGGTGTGTTTAAGTCCTATGAGCAAGGCCGCGAAGCTTTGCAGGGTACAGCCATTAATTTGGTCTGTCTCGATGAAGAACCTAAAGATCCTGAGATCTATCAAGAATGCTTGATGCGTACTATGAAGTGTCGCGTCTGCCAAAAGTGTGCAGGTCGCGTTATGTGTACTTTCACACCTTTGTTCGGTCTGTCAAAGATTGTATTGGAGTTCTTGCCAGGCGGCAGGTTTCCAATGGGGGATGTTAACCCATTGAACAACAAATGGGTAACACAAATTACTTGGGATGATGTACCGCATCTATCTGAGCAAGAAAAGGCGGAGATGCTACAAGCTATTCCACCTTGGATGCGGGATGCTCGAACACGCGGGATCCCACAGATTGGCGCTGGCGCGATTTTCGCTGTATCTGAAAATGATATCACAGTCCAGCCCTTTACTATTCCAAACCATTGGCCAAAAGTCTATGGGTTTGACGTTGGCTGGCATAAGTCAGCAGCTGTATGGATGGCTCAAGATCCATCCTCGAATGTATGGTACATTTACTCGGAACACTACGCTGGAAGGGATGAACCTCCTATTCACGCGCAGGCGATTAAGTCGCGGGGAGCATGGATCCCTGGTGTAATTGATCCAGCTTCTAACCGATCTAGGGATGATGGTACACGTTTATTGCACCAATACATGGATTTGGGTTTAGACCTAACTATGGCCTCTAATGCCATTGAGACAGGGCTTTCAGCGGTTTGGACAATGTTAACGTGCGGACAACTTAAAGTTTTCGCAACGTGTCAGAATTGGTTCAATGAATTTCGCACCTATCATAAAGACGATAAGGGCAAGATCCCAGATGGGCAGGATGATCACTTGATGGATGCTATGCGTTACTGTGTGATCTCAGGTTTGGATAGAGCAAGAGTTAATCCGATGTATGATGAAGAAGATGGGTATGGCTATACCCCGGACCCGCAAGCGCTGGGTGCATCACGAACAACAGGGTATTAGACAATGTTAGAATTAAAAGCTAAGCTAGATCTCTCTAAGGTAGTATTGTTACCCAACATAGCAGACAAACTGAAAGAGCCTGATCTTAGAAAGATCGCGGCAGAAGTTGTCAACAAGTATCACAGAGATCGTGACAGCCGAAAGAAATGGGAACATGAGACACGCATGGTCATAGAGCTAGCTCGCCTAGACCATAACACCAAGAATACCCCATACGAAAATTGTGCAAATATTAAGTATCCTCTTACTAGTGTTGCGGTACTTCAATTCGCAGCTAGAGCGTATCCAGAGCTAGTCAGAAATGGCAAAGTTATAGGTATTGCTACTATTGGTAAAGATCCTGAAGGTAATAAAGAAGCCAGGGCCAGTAGAGCAGAAGATTTTATGAACTGGCAACTCCTGACAGAAAGTTCCGAGTTTGAAGAAAGCCTTGATAAGCTTTTACATACCTTGCCTTTAGTTGGCGTAGCCTTTAAAAAGACTTACTACGATCCAATCAAAAAGCGCAACGTTAGTGAATTGTGCCCGTATGATGAGATCTTCATTAACAATAATGTCAAGTCTCTAGAAGATGCGAGAGCGGTAACCCATAAACTAGAGAAGCACCGCAATTATATTCTGGAAAAAATCCGTTATGGTCACTATAGCGAGATTGATGAAGAGAAGTTAGAAAATGTTGGAAACCTGGGAGAAGGAGAAGAGCTCCACGTCATCTTAGAGCAGCATTGTTTCCTAGATCTAGATGGTGATGGCTACGAAGAACCTTACATCGTTACGGTCCTTGAAAAGACTCAAGACATCTTAAGGATTGTTGCCAGGTTTGATCCTGACCAGGTAGAATTGAATGCCAAGGGAGAAATTCAGTGCATTCATCCTATCCAATACTTTACCGACTTCATGTATATCCCTAACCCTGATGGGTCGTACTATGGGATTGGCATTGGTCACTTATTATTTGGAGCAAATGATGCTATTAATACCCTATTCAATCAGCTTGTTGACGCTGGTAGATTTGGTAATATGCCTACAGGGATCATCGGACGGGGTCTTCGAATTAAAGGCGGAGAGCTAAAACTAAAACCGGGTCTCTTACTAAAGTTAGATACCGCGCTCAACGGGCCTATCAAAGATGAAATTCACATGTTTGATTTTAAAGACCCAAGCCCAGTACTATTCCAGTTACTTAATTTGCTAATTGAGGGGGCACAACAGCTGGCCTCAATCAACGACACCAACACAGGTTCAGCGCAAGTACAAAACGTTGCACAGAGTGTTATGGCATCTCAGATCGACCAGGGCACCAAAGTCTTTTCTGGTATTCAGCGTCGCCTGTTCAGAGGTCTCAAGAAAGAATTTGAAAAGTTGTATCGTCTTAACAGAATCTTCTTAGACCCACAAAAGTACTTTAAAGTGTTAGATGATGAATTAGCAATTTCGAATTCTGACTTTGATGAAGAGTCTTTTGATGTGACTCCAGTCGCTGATCCAAGCATGTCTAGTGATGCGCAACGATTAGCCAGAGATCAACGCATTATGGAACTAGGAAGTGACCCAGTTTGGGGAGGCCTCATTAATAAACATGAAGCCCTTACGCATCTATTGACAGATCTTCGATTCAGCAACATTGATCGTATGATCATTCCGCCAGATCCTAATGCGCCACCACCTCCTGAGATCATTAAATTGCAATCGGATATTCAGGCTAAGTCCGCACAAGAGAAACTAGATCAACAGCATTTAGCCCTCAAACAGCAAGAGCTTATCATTAAGGCTCACTTGGCTGAAGCGGAAATTAACAAATATAATGGGGAAGCAGTATTAGCACATGCCAACGCTGGCTATGCGAATGCCAAACCCAACATTGAAACACATAAAGCAGATATGGGCGTAATCATGGGTGCCCACTCTGTTGCAGCGGATATCCAGAAAGAGCAAATAAAGGCAGAAGCAAAAGCTAAAACTAACCCAGGAGTCTAGGTATGACAAAAGAAGATTTTGATCTGTGGGTGAATGCCCCAAGTACCAAGGAGTTTCTTGTTAGGCTGTCACAAAATGCGGCAGAGCTCTCGGAAAGATTAATTTTAACGAGGGCAACTACCGAAGGATTGGCTGGATACAATGAGATCAGAGGACAGATTCTGACATTCAAATTACTAACTGATAAAGCACAACTAGAAGAGTTTCTAGTGCGACACGAAGGAGAATAGAATGGCTAAAATCGCATGTCAATTGGAGCAAGGGGAAACTTTAATCCCTTTGGGTTTCCAAGTCTTAGTGGAAATTGAAAAGGAAGAAAAAGTTACAGAAGGTGGAATCATTATCCCGGAAAAGGATAGAAATGCGAGACGTGCAGGCAATATAGGCACCGTCCTTGCAGTGGGTCCACTGGCTGGTAAAGATCCTGGAGACTGCCCAGAAAATTGGGGTGCAGTTGTCGGGAATAAGGTATGTTTTGAAGCCTATGAAGGCCAACCCTACCTTACGCATGATGGGCGCGTACTGATCTGCTTTCCAGAGAAAGAGATCTATAGTATGATTGTCAAAGAAACCAAGAGGTAATACAAATGTCAGATGAAAAGGCCGTAGAGGCCGTACTAGTGCAGGACTCGGTAAGCATCGCAGTCGATGAAGTAGCACAGGAAGTTGAAGCAGTAGATGAAATTTCAGCACTATTGAAGGCTCACGAAGGTGATCCAGACTGGTCTGCTGAAGAACTGGAGAAAGCCAAGAATGACCCGCATGCAACATTCGATCCAAACGGAAAGAAAAGCCCAGGGGAGTTCAATCGCTCAAGTCCTCTTTTTACAAAAATCAAAGAGACTACCAAAGAGTTAGCTCGCCTTAAAAAACAGATGGACGACATGAATGCTAAACTGTCTGAGAGCGAGAAAAGAGGTTACCAAAGAGCATTGGCCGAACTGGAGGTCAAGAGAAGGGAGGCGGTGAAATTCGGTGATGAGGAATCATTCGAAGCATACGACAAACAATATAGGGAACTCCAACAAGTAGCTACTGCTGCTCCGGCACAAGTAGCATCAGTTAGGACCATTCCTGAAGGAGCGGAAGAGTTCTTTGAACGAAACAATCACTGGCTGACCGGTGAAACTCCTGAAGATGAAAGAATTAGAGACAAAGTAACAGCCTATGAACAGCGGTTACTAGAGCGGCGCTTTAATGAGGGGAAACCCACATTGTCGCCAAAGGCGTTAGGAATCTATTTGGAAGACTATGCGAAGGCAGAGTTTCCTCATCGATTTCAAAATCCGGCCCAAGCCAAGCCAGTAGCCGTAGAGGCTGCAGACTCTCCAAGGGTAAAACCTTCAGAGCCTAAGGTAACATATGACGATCTGAATGCTTTCCAACAGGCAGCATGTGATAGATTTGTCAAACAAAACCCTGGTGCAACTAAAGCCGAATATATTAAACTACTTAAGAATGCAGCTAGTCCTGCAGTCTTTGAGTAACAAGGAGTTAAATTATGTCAAGTGACGTACAAGAAACAAAAATTGAGCGTAGACGCTTAACGAAGTCCGCAGAGGACCGAGCCATTGAAGTTGTGGATACGACTGAAGGCTCACAGGTAACTAAAGTAGAACGACGACGCAAGAAGATGGGTCTGGGAGCTACTAGAGATTTATTGGCTAGATATAATAAGTATATCCCGGAAGGCTATGTAGCTCGCTTTGAAGATCCTCGGATGGATCAATGCGAATTTCTATATGACCAAGATTGGGAATATGCAAAAGACGAACAAGGTGGACGGATCTTAGTGACCGCCAACCGGGATAAGGACGCTGATGCCCATCGTTTTGTTATGATGATCAAAAGGAAGGACTGGTACGAAGCCGATCAAGCAGAAGAAGCTGCTAGAAGCAAAGCCCGCCTCCACGGTCAAGGATCTCTAAAAGGTGAAATCTCTTCACAAAGTGATTTTGCCTCCGGTATTGGTTACCGAGAAGAAAAAATTTAAATTAAGGAAATAAGACATGGCTAATCCCACTTTTAAGATGGGCTTAAAACCTGTGCGCTTTGTTGACGGTCGTTCATTCGACGGCAATGTAGTGCGTATGTATATTCCTGCATCCTATGCTACAGACGTGTTTATTGGAGATCCAGTCGTTAAGACAGGTACTTCCAATACTGCTGCAGTAGCTACTTGCAGTTCTAAGTACAAAATCGGCTCTTTAGCCGAAGTTAATCGTGCCGCTTTTGGTACTGGTAACATCATCGATGGCGTTGTAGTTGGGTTTGACCCTACTCCAGCATCTGTTTTGGCTACAACCATTGCTGGTAAACAGATCTATGGTAAAGCCTCTACAGAGCGCGTTGCTCTTGTTGTTCTAGGCCCAGACGTTCTTTTCCACGTTCGCGATGATGGTGGTGCTGTTCTTGCTGCTACTACTGTTGGACTGAATGCGGTCTTGATTGATGGCTCTGGTGACACAGTAACTGGTGTCTCTGGTGTGAAGCTTGATGCTGGTACAACTACCGCACCTGCAACCACCGCGGCCTTCCAATTGAAAATTTTGGGAGTTGCTGATATTCCTAATAATGACACTGGCGCTGTTGCTTGTGTTTGGGAAGTAAGTATCAACCAAAATCGCCAAGCTAATATCGTAGCTGGTGTATAAGGAGTAGTATATGAGTGGAATAATTACAACCGCATCCTTTAGTACCTCTTTACAACCAGAGTTAGCTAAGGCCTTCGGCGTAGGGTATGCTGAAAAACCCGAGATCTTTTCTCGAATTTTCGAAGTTCGTTCGTCTGATCGTGCTTTCGAACGCTTCTATAAAGTAGGGGCTCTCGATCTGCCAGATCAAATGTCAGAAGGTTCTAGCGTTAAGTATCATACGATGTCAGAACTCTGGCCTCAAATCTTCACCCACGCAGCCTACGGCCTTGGTATGCAAATTACCAAGTTTGCCATGGATGACTGCAAAGACAGCCCTCTAGCTGCCTTAAAGGGTCAAGAAATGGGTCGTGTTATGCGTCTACATAAAGAGTTAGCAGCTGCTGCTTACTTAGATGGTGGTACTGTTAATGCAAGCGCTCCTGGTGGCGATGGCGTAGCTCTTTATAGCGCTTCACATCCTACCGCTGCTGGTAACCAATCTAACTTAGCTAGCTCATCTGTAGCATTGTCTGAGTTAGGAATTGAAAATGCAGTAATTGCAATTGGTCAGTTTCTGAATGAAGCAGGCCACATTATCAATGTTCGTCCAAAATCAATCATCGTACCTTTAGGTAAAGAGTTTGAAATTCGCCGAATCCTTGGTAGTGCTGGACAAGTCTATACTCCTGATAACACCTTAAATGCTATCAAAGACATGGGCGTGATTCCAGAAGTAATTGTTAGTCCGCATTTGACTAACACTACTGCCTATCACTTTTTGACTGACGCTGCCCCTGGTGAAGGATTAATCTTCCTGAACCGTATGGCACCGACAATGAGCATGGATAACGTGTTCGACAATGATAACGCTAAGGTTAAGACCGTAATGCGTTACTCATTGGGTCACTTAGACTGGCGTGCTGCGTACTTAAATCAAGGCGCGTAAGGCTAATTAAACACTTTAGGGGCCTGGGGTTTAGCCACCCTGGCCTTCCCTGGCTGGGCCCCTAATTTTATAAGGAGAATAATAAATGGCTAGTAAAATGTATAATGGTAATCTTAATTGTGATCAAGTTGCGAACACAGTTGATATTGCTAAGCATGATGGATCTACACAAGGACTGAAGTTAGCAGGTACGCTGGTAACGGCTACTGCTGCACAATTGAACAGTCTCGTATCTAATGGGGTCGCTGGCGCTCCCGTTAATGTGACTGCTGCTGGTGCTATCACAGTGGCTGCGCATGGTGGTAGAACTGTAACCATCAATTCAGCTGCAGGTATTGCCCTGACATTGCCCGCTGCTACTGGAGCTGGTACTCGGTATAACTTTGTAATTGGCACGACGGTCACTTCGTCCTCTACCACAATCACATCTCCTGCAAGTAACTTTCTTGCTGGTACTGTGGTTCAAGCTAAAGTAGGTACGTCAGTACTTGGGTATGCGGCTAATGGTACATCACATCGCACTATTACGATGGATGGGTCAACCCGCGGAGGCATCATCGGTGATATCATTCGAATCGTTGATGTTGCTGCTGGGCTGTACTCATTGGAAATTATCCAACAAGCTACTGGTGTTGTTGCAACTCCAATCAGCTAATGGTTAAGTCTATTGCATTGAGGCATCGCAAGATGCTTCCTTGCAATGGGTTTATCTTCCAAGGAATACAATGGCAATAAACAAGACATACAACAACAATATTACAGTGAATCCCACTGCTAGTACTGTTGATATCACACAGCACGATACAGCCACCAAAGGCTTAAAGCTTGGTGGTACTCTTGTTACAGCCTCAGCTGCAGAGCTAAACAAACTGGATGGGGTAACAGCCTCAACCTCTGAAATTAATAAGCTAGCAGGGTTAACCTCTACAACGGCAGAGTTGAATACGTTGGCATCATCTGGGGTAACCAATGCTGACCTAGTCAAGCTACATGCGGTTACAGCGAGTGCAGCGGAAGTAAACACCCTAACAGCTAGCGGTGTGTCCAATGCGGACTTGGTGAAGTTGCATGCTATCACTAAGACTGCTGCAGAGATTAATGCCTTAGGAGCTACCGCGCTCACAGTGATCGATCTCAATGCTGCCTCCCTGACAGTGACTGCGGCTACTCATGGCGGAGCTTTAATTACCGTATCTTATACGGCTGGTACCTGCACTATCACTCTTCCAGCTGCCACAGGAAGTGGGAACTTCTTTAGATTTCTAATCTCTGCTGTCGGAACAAATGATCGAATTATTAAAGTAGCGAATTCCAGTGATTCTATGTTTGGATACGCTTTACAGGGTCAGGGCGGTGTTTCGCCAGTAATGAAGGAAGCTGCTGCCAATGATGACACAATCACCCTAAATGGTGGCGCTAAAGGTGGTAAGGTGGGTACTTTTGTGACGCTGATTGATTTCGCCACAAATAAATGGTCTGCTCAAATCATGAGTGTGGATAACGGCACAGGCACGTCGCCCTGGTCAAATACAGTTTAACAAACAAAGGAAACAGATATGGCTTATCATATTTACACAGGTGCAGACAATCTCATTGTAGATGCCACCGCTTCGACTGATATCTCAGTTCACGATGGCCTAACCAAGGGCCTAAAGTTGGGAGGGGTCTTAGTTACCGCCACTGCTGCAGAGATTAATCGCGTAGCTAGTGTAAGCTCAAGAATCGTAACGACTACGGCTGCGACCGTCACTATGTCAGCCGCAGTTCATGATAGCAAAATCCTTGTAGTCAACAAAGCCAATGGCTGTGCTCTAACCCTTCCCGCCGCCACTGGCTCTGGGTCTTGGTTCAGGGTCTTCATTGGAACGACCATTACCTCAAGCGCTACAACCATTAAGGTGGCCAACGCCTCTGATACAATGGTGGGCTTTGGTACAATCTTCCAGGATGGAGGTGACACAGCCCTCCACTTTGAGATCGGGGGAACAAACGACACTCTTACCTTCAATGGTTCTACCAGTGGAGGAATTAAGGGAGATATGATAGAATTAGTTGACATTGCCGCAAACCTGTGGTATGTTAGAGAAATACTCTCTGGTACTGGGGCTGAAGCCAACAATACCAGCGCTACCGTATAACACAAGTAAGGAAACACAACCATGGCTAATACCCTAGTACAAACAACTCTCTGCGGAGCTGGCTCTGAGCGAAACATAGTTCGCCATATCCGTATCATTTCAGATGGCACACAGGAAGCAGCTACTGTTATCTTCAATAATGCCTCCTTCGTTAACAACGTTTCTAAAGGCTGTGTCGAGCGCGTTAGAGCCTATGGTTCTCAATGTGTACTCAGATTAGAGTGGGACCAGACTACTAAAAGCCCTATCATATCAATTAATCCAGCTGGTGGAGATTCCGAAGCGGATCTTAGAGATTTTGGTGGAGTAAAGAACCCCAATGGTACAGGAGCTACTGGTAACATCGTTCTGACTACGACAGGGCTTGCAGCGGGTTCGGAAGTTTCCATTTTCCTATATGTGCGTCAAGAATAAAAAGGACTAATAATGTCCAGTCTGCAGGGCCAAAAGGTCAAAGACACTTACCGAGATCTCCTTCAAGTTAGTAATTCCAATACTGGAATCGATTCTAATCTTCGAACAGTGAGTGATGGGGAAGGTACCAATAGCCCACTTAAATTATCAAGTGTCAACATAAGTCTTAATGGTTCCATATGGCCAACGGACTATGGTACAGCTAACCAAGTCTTAAAGACTGATGGTGCCGGTACTTTGTCGTGGGGCACTGGCGGAGGCGGCGGTGGGTCTATTGCTACACTCACCGATGTTACCCTGTCTGGTCTTGCCTCAAACAATCTGCTACAATATAATGGTTCGGCGTGGGTCAATAGAACTCTAGCAGCTGCTGGTATCTCGGCCGTTGGTCATACCCATGTTTCAGCCGATATTACTGATCTGGCCACGTCCACTGTTACTTTCAGCAATAAAAGTGGTAACATCTCTCAATGGACCAATAACGCTGGCTACCTGACTTCTGTTCCTACACAGACCATTATTACGGTTGCAAATGAGGCGACCGACACTACATGCTTTCCTGCCTTCTTTACGGCCGCTACAGGGGATCTAGGGCCTAAAACTAACGCTGGCCTAACGTTTAACTCTAACACAGGCGTACTCGCCGCTACGGGCTTCTCAGGGCCCTTAACGGGCAATGTCAGTGGTAACGCGTCTACGGTAACCACTAATGCCAATCTGACTGGGCCAATAACGTCCGTAGGTAACACCACTAGTATAGCCAGTCAAACAGGCACGGGATCAAAATTCGTTGTAGATACTAGTCCTACATTAGTTACTCCGGTTCTTGGTGTTGCTACTGCAACCTCAATCAATAAAGTCGCGCTAACAGCCCCAGCTACTGGGTCAACACTGACAATTGCAGATGCACAAACTCTGACGGTAAATGGCTCAGCCACTATCACCAACGGCACCCATAGTGGCACTAATACTGGCGATCAGCTAGTTTTTAAAACAATTTCAGTCTCAGGGCAGAGCGACGTTGTTGCCGACACAACTGCAGATACGCTCACTTTAGTCGCCGGTACCAATGTAACCATAACGACCAATGCAACAACAGACTCTATAACGATCAATGCCGCTGGTGGGGGAGGCGGGCTATCTGATGCTGACTATGGCGATGTAACAGTCTCTGGTGCGGGCACAGTAATGACAGTAGATTCAGTTACAGTTGCAGATGCGGCAGCTGATACTACTACCTGGCCCATGCTATCTCGCAATGTTACAGGGGCTAACCAAGTTGTCTCTACTGACCCTGGACTAACTTATGACGCATCAGCCAATAGCCTAGCTACCACAACTTTTGTCGGGGCCCTGACAGGGAACGCTTCTACTGCGACAGCATTAGCTACACCTAGGGCAATTGGTGGTGTAAACTTTGATGGTACTGCAGCAATCACTCCTGCTAATATTACAATTTCCAACGAAGGCACAGACACCACTTGTTTTCCGCTGTTTACTACAGCAGCTACTGGAGATCTACCCCCTAAGTCTAATGCAGCCCTCACCTATAACTCAAATACAGGTAACTTAGGTAGCACGACCTTTACTGGCGCTCTAGTAGGAAATGTTACCGGAAATGTGTCTGGCTCTTCTGGATCTACTACAGGAAATGCAGCCACTGTTACCACCAATGCAAACCTTACGGGCCCTATCACTTCTACTGGTAATGCGACTGCCGTAGCTTCGCAGACAGGTACAGGTAGTAAGTTTGTGATGGACACAAGCCCAACATTGGTCACACCCGTATTAGGTGTGGCAACAGCTACCTCACTAAATAAAGTCACAGTGACGCAACCTGCAACTGGGTCTACATTAACAATCCAAGATGGCTTCACGTTGACAGCCACAGGTAATGCAAGTATCAGTGGTACGCACACAGGAACTAGCTCAGGCACCAATACGGGTGACCAAACACTACCTAATGTGTTCGGCACTATCTCTGTCTCTGGTCAATCCGATGTTGTTGCAGACAGTACCTCCGATACCCTAACGCTAGTAGCTGGGTCTAATGTAACTATTACTACTAATGCCGGCACTGATACAATTACCATTGCCGCTACAGGCGGTGGTGGCACTACCCCAACGGGTTTGATCTACTGTGTAAGTCATAATCTATTCTTATCTTAATAATGGAGTCATAAAACATGGCACAGAATACTTCACCTATCTTCACCCTAGTACCTGTCGTATCGTGGGGTCAGGTTACAACTGCTGATGCTGTATCTGACGGTACCAGTGCTAATGACGTATTGGTCTTTACAGCGGACGCTACAGATGGTAGCTTCCTTCAAAAGCTTATCTTCACCCCTCGCTCAAACTCAGGGGCTCCTACTACAGCCGTCGCAGCTGCTAGGATCTACCTGAACAATGGGTCTACACCAGGTACCGCTACTAATAACGTCCTTATTCGCGAATTAGGGTTACCAGCTACTGTAACAGGTGTAACGGCCACAGCCGCTGTACCTAGCTTCGAGATTCCTCTGAATATCGCTTTACCTCCTAGCTACCGTATCTACGTTGGTATCACTGCTTTCACTGCGAATGCTTACTGGATGGTTACTGCTGTAGGCGGAGACTACTAGAATGCATAACCCTGTTGGACTACCTTCAGGCAAGCCTACCAGGGAATTTCTCTGGAAAGGCACTGTCTCGTCTGTAGCATCCAATACCCAAGGGTTTAGCTGGCCTGTACCTGCTGATGCCCGTATGATGTTCATCATGGTTATGGGTGGCGGTGGAGGAGGAGGCGGTGGCTTTGCTAATACCGCAGCCGCTATCGGTTGTGGAGGTGGTGGTGGGGGAGCTGGAGCCTATGGGGCTATTCTTCTATCTACCGCATGGTTACCCGCTAACCTGTGGATCCAAGTAGGATCTGGAGGGACAGGCGGAGCTGGTTCAGTTAATGCTGGCGCAGCCGGTGCAGGTAAGGCGGGTGGTACAAGTCTCGTGAGAACAAGTCCTACTGCTAGCGTTGAACACACAATCATGCAAAGTGGTGGGGGAGGTGGCGGAGCTGCTGCTGTAGCCGCTAACCCAGGTACTTTTGGCGCAGCCGGTACAGTTGGTGCTATAGCCAATATGGCTGGTGCTAATTTAGGTATGTGGAACGTTATTGCTGGTGCTGGTGCCAACGTGGGCGCGCATGGTACAGGGCCAGTAGCAGCTAGTGGTATCACTATGGGTGCAGGAACTATCACCTGCGGAGGAGGTGGTGGTGGAGCCGTGAGTACTGCAGCCACTTATGGTGCAGCAGGGGCGTGCACACATCCAACAGGTTCCTTATTCCCCAATGTCTTAGCCGGTGCGAATGCTGGTGGTTTAGGAAATCCAGGTTCAGATAGATTGATCAATGGACCTTATTTGGCTAATGTCGAGAGTGGCAGTGGCGGGGGAGCTAATGTAGCCACAGCTGCTGGTGGAAGAGGGGGAGATGGGTCTCCAGGCTGTGGTGGTGGCGGAGGCGGGGGAACCCAAGGCGCCACAGGAACAGCAGGATCAGGTGGTTCAGGTGGACCAGGTTTCGTTTACATATGTACGTGGGGATAGAAAATGCATAATCCAGTAGGACTACCAACAGGTGCGAGATCATGGGAATACCTATACTTAGGTGCAGTATCCTCTGTTGCGTCTAATACCCAATTATTCAATTGCACTGTACCAACAGATGCTACCATGTGTTCTATCGTAGCTTGCTCAGGGGGAGGTGGAGGCGGGGGTGGATTCGCCGCTGCAGCTGCAACCGCTGGGGGTGGTGGCGGTGGAGGAGGCTCAGGCAGTATAACACGCCTAGTCATTCCTACCATGATCCTACCCTCTACTCTGTACGTACAAGTTGGTTCAGGGGGTACGGGTGGTGTTGGTGGTACCCAAGGTGGTGCCGCTGCAGCAGCCGGTGTAGCTGGCGGTATTAGCTTAGTTAGGACCAGTCCAACAGCTAGTGTAGAGCATACCCTAGTAACAACGAATAACTCAGGCGCTGGCGGTGCTGGCGCTACAGGTGCAGGTGGTGCGGCTGGTGCAGCTGCCGCTATTGCAACTATTGCGAATATGTCAGGGGCCAACTGGGGAGTTTGGGTAGCTATCGCTGGACAAGCTGGGATCATTGGAGGTAACGCTGTGGCCGGTGGTGCAGTCAGTTTCGCCACAGCTGGCTTACCTATCTCAGGGGGAGCAGGTGGGGGAGGTATCAACGCTGGTACTACAACTACCGCTGGTGGAGCAATTACACATCCTTCCGGGTCTTTGCTCCCTAACGTATTAGGTGGAGCTGCCGGTGGCGGGGCAGGTACTAGTGGACGGAATTTCATCTCCGCTATCTCTAAGGCCACCTATATGGCCATGTCGGAAGGTGGTGCAGGGGGAGGTAGTAACACCTCTACATTAGCTGGTGGTAAAGGCGGAGATGC